CCCGAGCGGTAGAGCCAGAGGTAGGCGACGAGAGTGCCCTGGCGGTCGAGCACGCCGTAGGTGCGGATCGCATGACGCTCGCACTCGTACTCGGGAAGCGGGAGGAAGTGAGTCCGCTCGCGGTAGCCGCGGCTCATCGGGCGACCCTGGCGCTCGCTGAGCGAGGTGTTGATCGCGTGGATGTCTTCGTCGTAGCGCTCGCGGCGAATCGCGGCGAAGCGGTACCCGAGCCGGTCGGCACGGTCGGCGCGCTTGCGGGCCGTTCTGTGCTCCTCGCGCCACTCCTCGACCGACGACGGCATCGGCAGCACCGAGCACTCCTCGTAGCCCGTCGCGAGCTGCGTCAGGAGCGGCAGCGCCATCGCGCGGCACTCGCGCGGCTCGCAGTGGATCTCGAGGTCGATCCGGGTCGCTGTCGCCGTTGCGCTCATCAGCTCCTCGCAGGGATGACGAGGAAGCGCCAGACGACGCCGATGTGGACAGCCGACCCGTCGATCCTCGGGACGAGGACGTAACCGCTCGTCGATTCGAGAGCCACGTCGGCGGCATGACCGCCGAGCGTCGGGTCGTCGTACAGAGCTTGCACCAGGCTCATCGAGCTCTCGGGGTCCATGAGCTCGAGGAGCACCTCCTGGTTCGCGATGTTGTCGTTCGGGGCGACCCTGGCCCTGATGTTGATCCAGTGGCCCTCGGACATGTCCGCGTAGCTCGCGCCGAACGCGCCAGAGGGCGGCTCGGTCGCAGGGTCGCCGGGGTACATGTCGATGGCCGGCGGCGTCGGATTCAGGATCATGGTCGGCTCGACCTGGATGTCCCAGTCGGATTCCGCCGCCATCGTGTCCCGAATCTGATCTCCCGCCGCTTCGAGGATCTCCCGAAGCGAGCTCACTCATGGCCTCCTACGCAAACCCCCACCGCTGCGTAAGCGGGTAGAGCATGATCGAGTACTTCTTCCACGAGTCGCGTGCGAGATGCGACGTTCCGAACTCGGAGCCGATGCCCGCGACGCCGAGCGGAACCTCTTGCAGCAGCCACAGCTCCGTCGCGCGCTGCAGGCACACCTGCGCCGCGAGCGAGATCTCGGCGCCTGCCACCGGGTCGTCGTCCTCGCGGTCGATTTCCCGGTTGATCTCGTGCGTGGCCGCGATCAGCACGCGCTCCATCGCCGCTTCCTGCTCGGCCGAGGGAGTGCGGATCTTGAGGATGCGCGCGAGCTCGTCGACCTCGGCGTAGGTGTCGCCGACGAAGGGCTCGCCCGTCGACGAGGTGATCTCGAGCTCCTCGGTGGCGGTGGAGCCCGGAGCGGCCGTGCCGCCGTCCCAGTCGTACAGGATCGTGTACGAGCCGCGTTCGTCGGGGAACTCGAAGTCGTCGAGGTAGTAGAGCCCGGTGCCGGCGGGGAACTCCACGAAGCCGGTCGTGCGCGCGATCGTCGTCGCGCCCTCGTTGTCGAGCACGCGCACGCCGACCGTGAGGCCGGTCTGACCGGCGTCGAGGAAGAGCTGGTCGACCTGTCCGGGCCTGCGGATCACTTCTTCTTCGCAGCCTTCTTCTTCGCCGCCGGCTTGACCTTAGCCGCGGACTTCTTGGCCTCGCGCTCCGCGGCGAGGTATCGCTCTCTGCGTGTGGTCATGTGTGTGCCTCCGGGGAGCGGGGGCAGGCCGTAGCCCGCCCCCGTCCCGTTGCGTTACGACGCCGTCGTGATGAGCGAGAACGCCCCGTCGTCGACGACAGCGGCCTCGAAGGCACCCACGAGCCCGACCTCGACACCAGCGATGGCGGGCTCGGACACGAACATCCGAACCGGCGCACCCGGCGTCTCGGCCACGAGCAGCCCGTCGAGGTCCCCGACGATGATCTCGCCGGCGTTGAGACCACGCGACGCGATGAGCCTGAGCGCCGGGCGATCCGAGGACACGCTGATTCCGCCTGACGTTCCGCCGAAGCCGAACGGCGAAGCGGTGGCGAGCCCCATCATGTACCAGTAGCGATCGGGAGCCGCGATGACCGCGTTCGCCATCCGGCCCGAGTTAGCGAAGACCTCGCCACCACCCGCTCCGATCGCTGCCATGAGCTCCACGAACGTCGGCGTTGCGCCGAGCGGTGAAGCGATATTGTTCAGGAACGCCGAAGTCGACACGACCGAGGCCGCGTCCTGCTCCGTCTCGAGCGCGTAGGACGCTGCGGCGTAGCGGAACCACAGGTCGAGCGCGTTCGGGTCGGACCACTCGATTGCCTGCCACGAGATGTTCCCGCCGCCGAGGTACGTGGTGGCGGTCTTCGTGACCATCGAGATGTCCATGCCGACGTTGCCAGCCTCGGTCTTCTGAGTGGACTGCACGTCGACCACCGGCGTCCCGTCCACCTGCGGGTACGTCACGGTGCCCTTGTTGAGGTTCGCCTTCACTCCCGCCGCCTGCACCAACGGGCGACTGCTGTCGATCACCTGGAAGATCTGGGCGATGTGCTGCGGGGGATTCAGGCCCGCCAGGTCGGACGTCAGCGTCGTCGCCGGGGTGCGCTTGAGCAGTTCCTGCCGCTCCTGCGCCCGGCGGATCTCGTCCTGCGACACCTCGCTATCGACCTGCGCCCGGATGTGCTTGTCCGTGTGGGTCAGGAGCACGTCGCGGGCGTAGGACGCCATCGTGCGGTACACGATCCCGTCCTCGTCGGTGTCGGCGACGCCTGCGGCCACCTGCGCGGCCCGGCGGATCTCCTCCGAGCGCTTGGCAGCGATGCGGTCGGCGTCGACCTGCTCCGACAGCCGGAGGATCTCGTCGTCGTACTTGGCGAGATCGCCCCGGTGGCGCTTGAGAACTCCGTCCTGGGTCTCGTCCGGCATCTTGCCGTCGAGCTCGCCCAGGAGAGCCTCCATCTGAGCGTGAACGTGCTCTCGAGCCGCGATGCGGTTCTCGAGCGTCCGCTCGGTCTGGGTCTTCATCGTTCTAATCCTCCGATGCGTTGTCGGTCTGCGACTGGCGGGTGCCGTCATCGGAGGTGCCCGACGCTGCGGGGGTGTCCGTCTCTGCGGGGTGCGCCTGGTAGCGGCTCGGTAGTTCGACGCCCTGGGCCTGAAGCCGCTTTATCAGGTCAGGGTCCATGTCGACGGGCAGAATGGCCTCATCGATCAAGCCTTCCGTCTCTTCCTCCGCCGCCTCGCGGAGGGCGAGCACCTTCGCTCCGGCGTATGAGCCGAAGCGGGTGAACGCGATCGCGCGCAGGTTCGCCTTCGCGCGACGAAGTACGCCATCCTCGCCTCGGATGGTGCGAACTTCCTTCGCCTCAAGCGACACGCCGTCGAGAGCTCCCGCCTCGATCAGCTGTCTGGCCGTCTCGCCGGCGGGCGTGTCGAGCAGCCTAAACGAGCCGTAGAAGCCGTCAGCCTCCTCACGCAAGAGGACGCCGTAGCCGACCGTGCTGGCGCTGCTCGCGTCGTGCTCGATGTTCGCGTGGACACGGTTCGCCGCGTTCAGCTGGTGGTTGAACACGCCTGGTACGAACTCCTCCTCGTACCAGCCACCGCGTCCGTGGTTGCCGTCGTTGTGCCGCACTCGCTCTCCGTACGGGACGATCCGCACGTCGACGGTGCGCCCGTCTCCGACGCTCAGATCGGCGGCGAACTCCCTACGAAGAAGCCCGCTTTCGCGGGCCTCGGGAGTAACGATGCTGCTCTCTTCCACGGTGCTCATCCAGCACCACCTCCGATCGCTGTCAGCGGTTGCCGCTGCTGCACGGGGGACGCCTTCGCGACCTGCGAGAGCTGCGGGTCGTCCTCCGCCTCCTGGGAGCCTTCAACCGTGATGTCAGTGGCGTCCTGCGAAACCCACTGCCCGCGCGGGAGCATCTGGCTGGTGAAAGCATCCATGATCCGCTTCGAGCGGGTCCGCAGCCGCGTCAACCACCACATCTGCATGAGCGCGAGCGGATTCTGGTAGGTGAGTCCGCCCTGCAGCGCCATGTTCAGGATCACCGAGGGCACACCGTAGGCCGTTGCGAGCACGCGCGCGTCCCATTCTTGCGTTTCGAGCAGCGCCATATCCGCCGGGTCGATCCCCGAGTTCTTGAAGTCCCATCCCTGCCCGAGCACCGGCACGCCTCCGCTACGCGCCGCGGTCTTCGCCATCCACGAGGCGCGCGCGGCCTCGGCCTGGTCGGAGGTAAGCCTCTGCTCGGCCTTGAGGTAGCCGGGAGGGAAGGCGTCGGTGGACACTGAGAGCGACTTGTTGCCGGCGGCGAGCAGCGAGTAGGCGCGCTGGGCGTACGCTCTGATCGCGCTCGTGCCATGCGCGGCCGTCGTCGGGTTGCGGTCGATCTGCACGACGCGGAAGGGA